ACAATGGGCAGTAGGAAAAGAAACTGCTCTTGCCTATAATGACGAGAACAGTAATTTTAAACCACTGCCTTTTACTTTTGACAGGGCATCAACAGCAACTGTTGTAAACAAAGATGGTTTAATAGAAACAGTAGGCGTAGACGAGCCACGTATTGACTTTCTAAACAACACTAATGGGCATCTACTTCTTGAACCGAGTAGAACGAATTACAGTATTTATTCAGAAAATACATCTACTTGGACTTATGTTGAGTTTGGTAGTGGTAGTGCGGGAACTATTACAACAGGAAAAACTGATATGTTTGGTGGTACAAATGCTGTTCAAATTGATTTCCCTGCAAACGTTGAAAATGTTTCTGTTAGATTTGGGCATACAACAAGTAGTATATCTTCGGGTACAGCACAAACAAGTTTATATATAAAATTAGTAGGCAGTACAACGCCTGATAAAATAATACAATTAAGAACGGGAAGCGATGCTGAAAACACTACAATTTCAGGCGATACCTTTGTTAGGTACACTAAAACACATACAAAGGCATCAAACGAAGCGTTTAATGTTAAATTACGACCAAGTGAGGGTACTTCAAGTGGTGGTTTTTCTATTATTATTTGTCATCCACAAGAGGAAGCAGGAAGCTACGCTACTTCGTATATACCAACATCAGGAAGTACTGCTACAAGGGTGGTTGATGCAATAGAACAATCAGGATTTCAAGGCAAGGTAATGAACGCAACACAAGGCACTATATTTATTCACTTTAACAATCCTATTGAAGATGGCGATAATAACGACTTTCATATGTTTAGAAGCGAAGGTACTTCAGGTATTGAAAATGGTTTTTTATTTAGGTTAAACACAGGTACTGGTGTTGATATATTAGAAAGAGTTTTAAATGCCACAGGCGCACAGTTTGGCAATATAGTTGTTAAAGGACAGGAAAATAAAATAGCAATATCTTTTACATCAAGTACATTATTAGGTTCAGGTAATGGTGTTACAAAATCATATGCAGGTACTTATTTAGGTACTAAAATTAACATTGATGAATTTCAAAATAGTGGTGCGACATTACAAGGTTTTGATATTATAGATATGAAGTTTTATGACACCGCATTAACGCAAGAAGAAATAAACGCATTAACAAGTTAATTTAATACAATGAAATATTTATTCAAAAAATATGAGTTTGAAACTCAAGAGTTAGCAGAAACAAGAATAGCTGCTTTACCACATACAGAAGATGAGGAAGGCAACGAACACCCTTCACACAGCCATACGGTTGTTAAGCTAGGTTATATCTTTACCGAGCAACCTACATTTGATGAAGAAGGAGAACTACTAACAGAAGGGGTACAATCAGATATGTATTCTGTTGATGTACTATGGAGAGCATCAGAGATTACTGAAACTAATGAAGAGGGCAATCAAGAGATTGACTATCCTTATGGTTGGATATCTAAAGAGATAGAAGTAGAGGGTAACGGTGTTCACACCTTTGCAGGTAGAAACTTTTAATTATGGACTTAAACTCGTTTAAACTTTACGTATTAAATTTGTCAGCTATTACAGTTAGCACAATGGATATATTAGAAGATAGCCTAAAGATACTTTTATTGTTGGTCACTATTGGCTACACTGTCCAAAAGTGGTACGAGTTAAAAAAGAAAAAGTGAGATACTTTAATTATAGCGAGTTTGATAGTCCTGACGTGCAAGGTAGTGGTCAGATGATGGATAAGACTTTACTAGAAATGCTAGATGAGGTGAGGGATAAGTTTGACAAACCTATACGAATCAATAGTGGATTTAGAACACCTGCTCACAACGAATCTGTTGGCGGTAAGAGTGATAGTAGTCACCTCAAAGGACTTGCGGTAGATATATCCTGCAAGAGAAGTAGCGATAGATTTGATTTAATTAACTGCCTTTTAGACGTTGGATTTAGTAGAATTGGAATAGCAAGTAGCTTTATACACGCTGATATAGATACTGATAAGTCTATTGGTGTAATTTGGACGTACTAATGAAAAAGATATTTAAAGCTCTTACAGGCGGTTTACTGAGAGATATTGGTAAAGTAATAGATAACCTCCACACAAGCGATGAAGAGCGATTAGAAGCCAAGAGAAAGCTTCAGGAGCTGCTTGAGCAGGCTGACAAGGAAGCGCAAGACCAAGTTACATCACGTTGGAAGTATGATATGCAATCGGACTCGTTCTTGTCAAAGAACATACGTCCTCTTGTGCTTGTGTTTCTAACGGTTATGTTTACTTTGTTTGCGTTTACTGATGGTAATTTAGGTGAGTTCAAAATACAAGAAGAATACATACCTGTATTTCAAAGCTTACTTATAACTGTTTATGGGGCGTATTTCGTAGGTAGAACTTGGGAAAAAAGCAAGAAGAGTGGCGAAGAAGATAGATAGTGTTTACAGTATAGGAGGAAAAACAAAAAGACCAGGTGTGCATTCTAAAAATGCATCACCAGGCAAAAGAGGACACAAGAAGGCTTATAGAGGACAAGGGCGTTAATTCTTAAACGCAGTAGGTTAATTCTTAAACGCAGTGGGTATACACGAGCTTAAAAACTTCGAATACGAAGAATTTGACTGTCAGTGGTGCAGTAAGCACTCTACAGGCTTTAAAAATATGGATAGGCATTTTCTAAGGATGTTGGACGAAGCAAGGGATTTAGCTGAGCTGAAGTTCAAAATACTTAAAGGGTTTGTCTGTTACGGGTGCAGAGGCAGTATAAACGAACTTGAGCATTCATCACACTTGATCGGCAGAGCAGCCGTAATACAATGCAAACACACATATAAAAGATACCGGATAATAGCAGCCCTCCTGGAATCGGGCTTTACCCGTATAGGAATACACAACAATTATATCTATGTAGATAACGATGATATGAAAGCTGATTCCATATTTCCATTTGAAATAATACACGAAAAAAGTATAAAATAAAGGGGCTAATCCCCTTTAAAGGGATTATGCCCTATATTATATTATATATTATACTTTATTATTATATTATATATTATTATTATATTATATATTATATATACTATTACATACAAATAAATTGTATGTAATAATATTACATTAGGTATTTAAAAAAAGTTTTATATATTAGCACCATAAAACAAAAAGATATGGATGCAATACACGAAATAAACTTTTATAATAATTTTGACTTAATATCACAGACCCTAAAAGACCACGACCCTCAGGTCGTGCAATCACTGAATGAGATAGCTATATATGTGGCTAACTTACACTTAGAATGCAGAGAAAATAATACGCTGATTAAAAGCCTCAAACAGGAGTGCCACGAAAGTGATATAAAAGTCGGTATGTTGTCTTTTAAGTGTGATGAGTATGAAGAGATAAACTCTTAATATCGCACATATGGACAGGAATCAAAAGGGTTGTTTTGCCGAATATAAGTTCGCTACAAGAGCAATGAAGGAGGGGTTTAATGTTTCTATGCCTTTATTAGATTCTTCGCCTTATGACTGCATAATAGAGAAGGGTGGAAAAACATTTAAGTTTCAGATAAAATATGTAAGCAAAAATAGAGTAGAAGACCCTATTAGAAATATGAGGGTTACTATGCACAGAGAAGGTGGTGTATACGCCAAGCACCTGTGTGACTACTTTGCTATATGGTTTGAGAAATATGATGGTTTTTTTATAGTTCCTAACGATGAGCAGAAGTCAATGCGTATGTCTTTGACAAATAAATACGCAGAGAACTTCAATAACTTTAATATTATTTTGTAAATCAAAAATAATGTATATATTTGCAATATGACTACGCTAGTAAATAAGTTGGTTGCTATTCAGGGGAGACTGAAAGCACCGAAAAACCAAAGGAATAACTTTGGAAAGTATAACTACCGAAGCTGTGAAGACATCCTAGAGGCTGTCAAACCGCTTCTCGCAGAGCAAGGAATTGTTCTGACTGTATCAGATATTTTTGTAGGTGAAGGCGCAATACCTCATATAGTAGCTACGGCTTCTATAACGGATGGCAAGGACACTGTATCTGTATCTGCACAGGCTGGGGTTGACCCAAACAGAAAGGGAATGGATATTGCCCAGTCGTTTGGATCTTCTTCTTCATACGCTCGCAAGTATGCGTTAAACGGTTTATTCTTAATTGATGACACCAAAGATGCTGATGCGACTAACACACACGGAAAGACAGCTACTGCTCAACCACAAAAGGTTGATACAAAGAAAGCTATTCTTAAACCAAATACCCCTGAGTTCGATAAAGTAAAGAACTATATGGATAATGGAGGTAACATAGAAAAGGTGCAACTGAAATACAACATATCAGATGCAGCGAAAATTAAACTTGTAAATAAATAAATATGGCAGCATTAACTGAAATCTCAATCGATGTAAAGAAAATCGATAAAAGTAAACTAAATAAAGGTCAATACCTTAATCTAACCGTAGCTACTCGTGATGAGTTGTCTCAATACGGCCAGAATGTATCCGTCTTTTATGCTCAATCAAAAGAGGAGCGTGAAGCTAAAACCAATAAAACCTATATCGGAAACGGCAAAGTTGTCTGGACTGATGGGAATATAAAAACAGCTAGAGATTTATCTCCGGCTGAAACCGAAACCCTTGACTCTAGTTTAGAGTTCTAGTGTTGTCTCTTTTGTTTTACTTAAAGGGTGGGCTTAAAACCTCACCCTTTTTTAACCACTAATTTTAAGAGAGATGACATTAGACGAAAGATACGAACAATTAAGGGCAGAATTATCGGTAAACCCATACGCAGAGGTTGAGTACCCGCCAATAGCTGTTAGCTATGGCACATACAAATCAAAAGACGACACATATCCAACACCCATAGGAACCTATGGAAACTTCAGCTTTGTACAAGCACCACCAAAAAGTAAGAAGACATTCTTTATATCAATGATTGCAGGAGCCTACTTGTCCGGTAAAACGGACTGCACAGGTGCAATAAAAGGTCACAGAGAAGACCTTAAGCTAGTTCACTTCGATACCGAGCAAGGTATATTTCACGCTCAAAAGGTATTCCGCAGAGTTCTGGATATATCTAAATATGATGGCCTGGATTACGATCCTTATGCGATGAGGACATTACCTGCAAATGAAAGGGTAAAGTTTATTGATTGGTACTTAGACAAGTATCAGGATGAAACAGGCCTTGTTATTATCGATGGTGTTGCTGATCTAGTGCTAGACGTTAACGACATCAAAGAATCAGCAGCTATAGTCCAAGAGATAATGAGATGGAGCGAGGAGTACAACGTTCATATTATGGTAGTTATCCATAGCAACTTCAATAGCGATAAACCCACAGGACACTTGGGTTCATTCCTGGAAAAGAAAACAGAGACACAGATACAACTTAAACTTAAGGAAGATAACGAAGACATAGTTGACGTTATATGTAAACGCAGTAGGTCCTACCCCTTTGAGCAATTTAGCTTTGAGGTGGATAGGCAAGGCACTCCACGAATTATAGATAAAATCGATGACATACTCAGAATTGACACTTCATTTTGATATAAGACCAACACCGCACCAATCCTTTAGAAGGGGGAGAAACGGTATTGCTTATACACCAAAGAAAATACTTGACTTTAAAAAGGATATAGCCCACATCGCAATGTCCCAAGTAGAGGATGGGTTTGAAATAATAAGAGCAGGCACTCCGATTATAGTGGAGCATCTGCATTATTGTTTTGCATTCACCAAGTCCACAACTCTTAAACGCAGAATAGTAGGTATGCCAAAGGCCACTAAGCCAGACTTACTAGACAACCTGAACAAAGCATTCATAGATGCTTTGGAAGGAACTATATTCGAGCAGGATCAAAATATAGTTGAGGTAAGAGATTTAAGAAAATTTTACGGAGAAAGTGATTATATTGAAATAAAATTACTATATTAGCTAAAACAATTTAACTATGTTCGGGATATCATTTTTTCCTATTTACGGTTGTGTCGTTGGAGTTAACTTTAAGGATCAAGCGATGGACGAAGCCTTTGAAGAAGTTGGGGACTATATTATGATCCAGCTTCTTTTTTTTGTATTTGGAATAACCTTTATATATTATGTGGGAGATACTGACTAAGAGGCATAAGGAGTGGATTTCAATGGCTATGTCTATATGTAAAGATATACACCTAGCGAATGATATTGTGCAGGATATGTATTTGAGACTGAACAAGTATTTAGATAAACCTGAAAAAATAATAAAAGATGGTGAGGTCAATTCTTACTTTATATATATCACTTTACGTAACCTGTTCTATGATGCTAAAAAGGGTCAAAAAGCAGAGATCAGTAAAGACTACTCAGATGTTGAAAACGTCAGTATCCTTTCGGCTCTTGCGGAAATTCCAGAAGAGAGAGAGGAAAATGACCATATGGAGGAGGCATACCTTACGATATTTAAAGCCATTGATAAGGAGGTTTCCACGTGGCATTGGTATGACCAGAAACTATTCAGGCTATACTATTACACTCCTCAATCTCTTAGAGACATTTCTAGCGATACAAAGATTTCACTTACGAGCATATATAACTCTTGCAAGAACTACAGAAAAATTATTGAAGAAAAGTTCGGCGAGGACATAGAAGACTTTTTTAATCAAGATTACGACAAGATATGAGCATACCAGAAGCACCAAAAGATAAACGAACTAAAGCATATAAGCAGTGGAAAGCTAAGTATGACTCAGCCCCAAAAGGGCTGGGTGATACCATAGAGAAGATAACCACAGCCACAGGAATAAAGAAGGCTGTAAAGTTCTTAGCTGGAGAAGATTGCGGTTGTAACGAACGTAAAAAGGTATTAAATAAGAAGTTCAACTACAAGAAACCTAACTGCTTTAATGAAGATGAATTTTTATTTATGCAGAACATTATAGAAACTGGCGTTGAAAGACTTGATGCTGATGAGGTATTGAAGATGGTTAGCATATACAATAGGGTTTTCAACGAAAACAAGAAACCTACAAATTGTTCCTCTTGTTTTGTGAACAGTATATTCAAGCCGTTAAAAACATTATATGGCACCTATAAATAACGAAGCCGACCTGTTCGACTTTCTTAAACGCAGTAAGTATCCCGACCTTGTCAAGGCTAAAACACAGATGAGTCGATGGGATTGTTATTCACCAAAGGTTAGGCACCGTATAGAACTTAAATGCAGAAAGAAACATTATGACACACTACTTATTGAAAAAAAGAAATTTGATGCGATCATTAAGATTTGTGAGGATAACCTTGACATACCTATGTATATTTGTAGCACTCCAAGTGGCGTGTTCATATTTAATCTATTTTGGATTGAGCCTGACTGGGAAATCAACAGAAGAAATCCAGCTACTACTACGTTCGCTAATGGGTGTAGAGTAGAGAAAGAGGTGGCATATTTAAGCATAAAAGAAGCAACAATATTATGAATTGGAGTAAAAACGATACATTTTCATTTTATTTAGATGAGTTTATGGACGAGAAAGAAGACAGAAAAAAGATACCTGTTTATTCCGGAGTAATTAATTACTTCCCAGATGCTATAAAAGAAGTAGCTAAATGCAGTTATGCAGGACAGCAACAGCATAATCCTGATAAGCCATTGGCTTGGGATAGAAGTAAGTCTGGAGATGAGTTAGACGCTTTAATGCGTCACCTCATCGATGCTGGAACAATGGATACAGATGGCGTAAGGCACTCAGCCAAAGTAGCTTGGAGAGCATTGGCCAATCTTCAAAAAGAAATAGAGAATGAAAGCTAAACGAATAACCCAAGCTCAGAAGCTTAAACAGCTAGAAGGCAATGTTGCACAGTTGCAGTCAATGGTTGTAGATATATATAGAATGGTGCAAGAAAATACTAAAGCCAGAACAGATGGAGACGATAAGACTGCTTGATGGTACTGACTGGGCTATAGATGATATAGTCGAAAAGATGTACGATAATGAGTTCTACTACGGGTACCTTAATAAAGCATCCTTGTCCTCATCGTCCTGCAAGAAGCTACTAGAGGGAATAGACAGTTACTTAGGTAACCGAGAGCCCTTAGATAGTAATATGAAGCCACTCAGAGATGGTAGGCTTATTCACGTTTCACTATTAGAAAAAGATAAATTAGATGACTACTACCATTTTGTTGATGTGGCTACTAGGCGTAACAAAGGCTATAAGGAAGCTGTTAAAGACACTTCTTTGGAAGGTAAAGAGATTATGCTATCTAAGGAGAAAGTATGGGCGCAAAGCATTGTTGATGCTGTTCTGGACAACCCAACAGCAAATGAATTATTTACAGGAGGTGAATTTGAGTTACCAGGAATCGGATACGTTGATGGACTCCCCTTCAGAGCCAAAGCAGACTGCCTGAATGGTGATCGGATTGTCGACCTCAAGACGACATCCGATATAGATTCTTGGCACTATAATATGGACTTTTACGGATATGATGCACAAGCATACATTTATATGACCATATTTAAGAAAAAAATGTTTACCTTTGTTATTGTAGACAAAAAGACACTGAAAGTAAAAACATATGACGCAACACCCGATGACATACAACGAGGTTACGAGAAAGTTAGCGAGGCAATTGGAAACTATATTGACGGAGTGGGATTTTGATACTCCTATAGTAAAAGATTATTTCAAACTTACTTGCCACGATATAATCGCTGGCGTTCCGCTAAAAGAATTGTACGTAAGTATAGACCTTTTTGAGGAGTTAGAGGCTTACGAAGAATGTGAGGGTATACTGTTGGCGTGTCAGTTATGTACTACACTAACAATGCAAATATATTTAAACGAATAAAAAGATGACAATAAACAATGAAATAGCATCAGAAGTATCAAGGATAGAGAAGATAGTAAAAACAGTTACAGGCAGAGACCTTAGAAGCAAAGTAAGAGACCATAAGAATGTTATGGCTCGTTCTATATTTTATAAAATAGCATACGACTATTTGTGTAGGTGTGGTGTTAGAATAGGTGCTAAAAATTATGTAGCTAAGTATATGAATAAGAACCACGCTACAGCACTGCACGCTATGAATAACTTTGATAACGATATACTTGATTCCCCATTAAACAAGAAGATGTACGATACTTGTGTTGAGGTGTTCGGTAGCCTGGGAGATGTCTATGAAAGTGTAGATAAAAGAGATTTAGAGATAGATAATCTGAAAAACAAAATAACTGACCTTCAGTTACAATTAAGTAACGTCAGGCCTTATCGTAAAGACATTGAGCATCTTGTAGACTTGTTGCTTAAGATACCAAGTGACAAACTTGATGATGCTGAGTTTAGAATAGGAATAATGTTAAAAGGATTTGCAATTGAACCGAGGAACCAAAAAACGGAAATTATCGGCTCTTATGAAACGACTGGAAGCTTCTAGGGATATGGAGGCTCAAAGTTACTGTTTCAATAAAGGCTATAAGATATACCCAATCCCTGAAGGATTGGATTACCGTATACAAATAGAGTATAAAGGTCAGACTAAACTGGGAGAAAAGCTGTATAGCAAAACCGAATGGTATGATGCTATATGGGAATTATACGATAGGATATATGCCACAAAGAAAGCCTGAGCGTAAGTATATGAAGAAGACCGATGGTCGGAAGGGCAACGGTGCAAAGCGTGGCGATGCACTTGTTCGGAAGACTATGGCTACTCCTGCTAATATAAACAAGGCTAAGAAGAACAGGTCAAAGATACTTGCTACCAATGCGATAGAAGAGGTTTATGGGTCTGAGGCTAACTTCTGGAAGATGGTTGCGGAAAAGGCACAAGACTCGCAGTACGACCGTAAGATGGTTATTGAGTACGTATACGGTAAAGCAATGGATAATCCTGATGCGCTGTCCCAAGCTAAGGACATAGACTTCTCCATCGTAAACATCTTTACAGGCTCAGAGAAGCCAAAAGAAATAGAAGACATAATCGACATTACACCTGAAGATGAAGGTACCGAATCTGAACCCGAAGTATAAATCGTTTGGTAATGACTCCAGATACTTTATCACCACAGGTGGTCGAGGGTCCGGTAAGTCTTTTGCCGTTAACGTATTCCTGCTGCTCCTAACTTACGAGAAAGGACACAAGGTACTATTCACACGGTACACGATGGTATCTGCATCTTCATCGATTATTCCTGAGTTCATTGAGAAGCTGGAGCTTATGGGAGTTGTCGAGGACTTTCGCATAACGAAGGACGAGATAACAAACATCAAGACAGGATCATCGATTATGTTTAAGGGGATACGCACCGCCTCAGGGAATCAGACAGCATCACTCAAATCGTTAAACGCAATAACCACCTTTGTCCTGGATGAGGCTGAAGAGCTGATAGACGAGGACACATTCGATAAGATTGATCAGTCTGTTAGGGTCAAGACTAAGCCCAATAGAGTTATACTGATACTTAACCCAACCACTAAAGAACACTGGATCTGGGGGCGTTTCTACGCCAACAGAGACATTCCCGAGGGCTTCAACGGTATTAAGTCGGGGATTACATATATACATACGACATACTTAGATAACACTGATAACCTGTCGCAGTCGTTCCTGAATCAGATAGCAGAGATTAGAAGACGTAGACCTGAGAAGTACACACACCAGATACTTGGTGGATGGATGGAAAAGCAAGAGGGTGTTATATTTACTAATTGGAGAGTGGGAGAGTTTAACGATAACTATGAGACTATCTTCGGACAGGATTTCGGTTTCTCTGTTGACCCTACCACACTTGTGAAGCTAGCCATCGACAAGGGCAACAAGCGGATATTCCTTAAGGTAATGTATGCCAGGACAGGAATGTCTACTACGCAAATAGCAGACTTTAATATTCGTTATGCAGGTCCGCACCTCATAGTGTCGGACTCTGCAGAACCACGACTGATTAAGGAGATTAAGCTGAAGGGATGTAATATTACTCCGACCGTTAAACGCAGTGGGTCTATACTGTCCGGTATTGCGCTCCTACAAGACTATGACCTTATTATTGACCCAGACTCCACAGAGCTAATTAAAGAGCTTAATAATTACGTGTGGGCTACCAAAGGTCAGACAAAGCCTGTAGATAAATGGAACCACTGTATTGACGCCATCAGGTATGCAGCTCAATATGTTTTGGTAAATCGCACAAAAGGTTCTTATACTATTAGGTAGTTTAAAATATTTTTGTATATTTGTTCTGTCGAGAGACGAGTATTATTTTTTCATTTTTATTATTCTTGTAGGTAATATCCTCGTTTTTGTTTGGCTCTGTATTCCCCCTCGGGAGCCTCTCAAAATCGGGGATTTATCGTTAAACGCAGTAGGGTTACTCTTAAACGCAGTAGGGTAAGCGACACATCCGACACATCCGACACATCCGACACA